TAATTGATCTTCATATGTAGTCAACACTCTAGAGATATCACTCGCTTCATCTTCTTTAAACTTAATAGTACATGACACTTGATTGTCGGCCCAATATCGCTGATAATCAACAACATTAGCAATTTGTTCCCAAATACTAACATCTTCCACCGGTCTTACGCTTTCGTCAGTAATAGCGAATTTAAATACTACGGTTCTGTCTGGATCAGACATGGCTGGTTCGTATTCATATCCCGCGTCCGCTAAAATCTTAACTAATATACTGTCGTTAGATACCCTGACTCTACGCCAATAAGTGCTGGCTTCCGGATGATGAATCCCAGGAGTCGCGCCTGCCAATAACGACACAGTGCCACTTGGTTTAACCGACGTTTTCTTAATAGAATTCTGAACACAAAGCCATTCTGAATAAACATCATCCCATCTATCAACTTCATTATAACCAGCATCGCAAAAATCTCGTAAAACAGCACGCCGTCCAAATTTTGCAAATGCTTGAACGATACCACTTTGCGACAATCCAATCCTACGATTACGCAGCATAACTTGATTAGTTCTTGGATTATGGGTCGGCAATAATGTAACAGTCTTAGCATACAAATATGCAAACTTCAACGTGCGCATATAATCAACAGCATCGTCATGATTAGCTGGAAATGTTTCTACTAAACAGCATAATTCATATGACTCCAAACTTTGTTCCAAACACGGATTGCCGCCCATAACACGGCCATCAACACCGGGTTTACAACCGTCTAACATACGGCCATAATCACGCATGTTGTCTAACCATGCTAAACCAGGCTCACCATTTACAGCAATTTGTTTTCCAATACCATCATAATCCATGCCAACATGGGCGAATATTGAATTATTAGAAGCCCAACGATGATTGTTCAATGCATTCCATGTCTTAATTGCAGGAAGCAATCTTTCTTTTGGCACATCACAATCTTTAAAATCATCGATAGTAGCACTATATTTATTAACAGAATATAGTCCACTAGTGACTTCATAAAACTCGTCAATATCTTCGTCATGCAATGTTGCTGTCACATTTTTCATGCCATAATATTCAACATCATCATATTCGCCAAATGCGATCTCTGCAGTTCTACGAACATTGCCAGCGACCACGCATCTGCCGATATAATTCATAATATCAACAATATCAACACTACTTAAAATCTGATTAATCCTATTGTCTAATAACGCGCGAGTTAAATCATGTAGCTCTTCTAAAATTGACGGACCCGATGCTGTTCCACCAAACCCATGGATAATTGAACCCGCCGGTCTAACCGCAGAATAATCAAAATCAACCCATCCCTCGTCAGATTTTAAAGTATATGATTCAATCAACGCTTTTAAAGATTGACCCCATCCTTCACGAGTATCATCTACCAAATGCGTTGTTTTGTTTTCCGATGGCTGTGATATCTTTAATTTCCCAGCACCTTTGGTGTCAAATCCAACACCAACGCCAAGCATCGCCATGTCCATCATAAAATTGAATGGTTCCGCTGGATCAGATTCAATATCATTGGTAGAAACAAACCCGCAATTATTTAAAGCAGCGCTGCCGCGATCCCACATAAATTCAGTGCCCATCATCCAAAGCCCTCTGCCGGGCGGCAAAAACTTCATATCCCACATTCTTTGGAACATTTCTTGAGCGGATTTTTGCGCTTTTGTGTAATCCCACGGAATGTGAATGCGCTTACAATGCCTACGTTGAATTTCATAGCATCCTTCTACAACTCTCACTAACGTGTCTAAAAAAGATTCTTTAAATCCATCCTTTTTAATCCGTGAATAAGTTCGATAAAATGTAAACTCTCCCAACCCATTGAAACCAAAATTGGGGGCATTAGCCGCCTCATATATTTCAATAAATTTTGGCTCTAGTTTAAAATGATCACCTTGATCACTGTTAAGAGATGCAAAAAATTGTAATCCCACAATATTCTTTTTCTTATCAATTGTTACTGACACGATACTTTACAGTCCTTTCCCAAAATTTCCTTAGATCGTTTCTGATTAGAAACGTCTTGATAAAAATTATTTCTAATCTTATACAATCTTGCCATGCTTGGCAACAATTTTCTTTCGTTTGTGTTTTCTAACTTTTTAATAGCCCGACCACACGATTTTGACAATGATAGATACAATTCTGACAATTTTGATGCTTGATGCCATTTAACTAAATTGCAAAAAGCATCAGGATTTGATTTATCAAGCAATATTTCAATCGTATCGCTGCCATTGACACGGCCAACAACCCATTTCCTAGAATCAACTAAAGAGTCAATTAATTGATCATTGCCAGACGATTCTTCTTGCAGTATTTTATAGCATATGTCGAGTAAATTCCCCTGATGCAGCGCAGCAAGACCTTTATGCATAATACCCAACATTTTAGATCGCTCAATAGCTATATCAATGAATCTACGGGATGTTGGTTCATCAAATTCCCATTCATCAAACTTTTTAGCAATAGATTTAACATATCGCCACTGATAAGTCTTTATTGGGTCGGTATTGGCAGGAAAAGTCAGTTTACGCCCATAACGTATATAAGCTTCAGAACACCACTCCCAAACTTTCCAAATAATTTCAACTTCAACGATATCTGTCGACACATTCATAGCATTACAAATACAAGGAGAAATCATGGAAGAACAATCTAAATTATATAACGCAAACCCTGATGAAAATTCTTCCGATGACATAGAAGAAAAAAATACACAAAGCATTTTTGACGAACGATTCCAGCTTTTTATGAATCAATTTGGCGAAATTTGTGAAAATGAAAACGCGCCTATCGCAGTGGCGATTGTAATTGACCCTAAAATAGAGGATCAGCCCCTCATTTTTACCAGGGGAGGAACATATGAAACAGCATCATTAATGGCCCACGTTTTGCGCAATATGAAGCAGATGATAAACAACGAATTAAACACAGATATGGACCAAAACGTTAATTAGTCACTAAATCCGTCGAAATAAACAAAGAATCTACTTTATTCTTAATATGAAAATCATCAAGATTGTTATAACAATCTGATAAAACACCATGCAACTGACTGTGCCTGTCTAAATTTATGCAATAAATTGTCACATGCAAATTGTTAAATTGAACTGGTATTACCATGCCGCCCCATTTTTTCTTAAGCTCTTCCATAAATTTATCGCAAACAAATTCAGTGATAGATGATGAGTCGCCGACATATGTTCTAATAGATCCTTCAACAGATGCTAATGCTTTATCTGAATCAGTATAGCAATATACTTTATTTATGTCATTGTCATAAACAATAATCCAAATCGGCACTACCTTGTCGCGAAATTTAGTGGTCAAAATTGGTCTTTCTGATAGAAATAGTTCATAGTTCTTTGACCTTCCACTACTAATTCATTAGGTGATATCTTATCATCATCGGTAGCATCGGAAATATTCTCTGTTGTTAATATGTTATCAACCGGAGAAAATAAGTCAACATAGGCAACACCATCAACATTGTTAACTGCGTCAATTAAATTAGACACATAAAGTGCCTGGCCCATATCCCATAAATTTGGGTCAAAAAACTGATCTATGGCCGACTCTACTCTTTCTTTAACCACTGCTGCATCTGCGTTTCTGTCAATCACAACAGTCATATCTGTATCTACAGGATGCAAAACACCGTCAAATATTTCAACGTGGTCTGTAAGAACATTCAAATTTTCATAAAATGTTTTAAGACCGGATTTTAAACCTGCACTTGGCAACACTGGTTTAAAATCCAAATCTTCTGCCAAAACATATATTTCCACTTTATTTGCGTTTAATGAAGTCTTAATTGTCGCAACCGCTTTGCTAACTGACCCAAAAGCTGGATGCGCAAATGAGCTGGCCACTTGCGCATAATCTTGCGCAGTTACAATAGAATTATGTAACGCAAAGTCTCTAGGCGCTCTTTTCTTAGCATTATTTAATGATTCTTTATCAGTTCCACCACTAGAAGACGCTATATTTCTAAACCTCACAGTTACCGCAGCATCATACGGCGGCAATGGCGTTACAGTTCGTGTTTCATCTATTTGCCCAACGCCTATTCTGCCTCTAACACCACCGCCTGTCCTATATTTAACATCAACGGTTTGTCCCGCTATCGGAGCGGCACCTGTGATATCATCGCCAAATCTAAGTATCGCAACATTTTCAATGAAACTAACTTCAACTACTTTGTCGTTTGGCCCAAATCTTTCAATAGGATCAAATAAAACATCCCACTCTTCTTCACTAGCTCCAGTCTTCACAGTCACAAACATCGGATTGCTTAAAAAATTTTCTTTTTCTATTACTATTTCTTGATTTGGCCCGCCAGCACTTGTATGCGATACGACAGTTTCAAATGCACCTTCTATGCCATGGGCTATTACGCCTCTTTTACCGGCAGGAATGACGATAGAACTAATAAAATCACCGGGAGCACGAAATACTTCATAAGTCAACAATTTGTTGTCCGGCCCAGTTAACGAAAACGTTGTCCCAGCCGCTATTTCAATATCACTAAGAACTTCTTGCCCCACGCTAACTTCAATGTCAACTACCGCTGGCGTTTGTCGTTTTAATTTCTGATTTATCAACTCCAAGTGGTTAATTATTGCTTCTTCAGTTTTAGCTGTAGTAAGAAATGCTTCATTGGCCAACATATCAGAACGTAAAGACAACTTTCCAGTAATAGCCGACAAAATCTCCATTATCATTATTATGCCGTTACTAGCAACAAAATCATTGAATTCAGTTGGGAAATAAGTTTTAATATATTCTAATATAGCCCTACGCGCAGTCGTATATTCTAGTCCACTAAAATCTAATCTTTTTAAATCAGCAGGGGGCAACAATACACCAAATTCATCCGGTTCCGTGGGTAGATCAAATAAAGTTTCTCTTTGATTAGCCATTGTCAATTACTCTCAGTACCTATAAATGTTTCTATTGAAAATTTAGTATTTTCATCATCGGCCAAAGAACATTCCACAATTATCTGAACTCTATTGTTATCACTTTCATCTATAACTGAAACATCATTCACCATTACTCTTTTTTCATGCGCACTCACCGCTAACGCTATGCTTCTCTTTAAATCATCAACAGCAAATTCATCGTAAGGATCAAATAATTGTATATTTATAGTAGTGCCAAACGATGGCCTCATCACTCTTTGTCCCGGAGTAGTTAATAACAACTGCAAAATATCATTCTTAATAAGACGTACGTCTTCTTGCCTTTGCAATATCCCGCCGGATATAAATGGCGGGTTAAATCCAAAAAAATTTGCCATTATTTCATCACCAATGATATTTTACGTAATTCATCAGAAACTATTATAGCGTCAGCCGCATACTCATTTGCGCTATCCACAGCTAAATCTCTATTAACAACAGCTTCAATTGATTTACTATTTAATTGCGCTATCAATTCATTTATCTCACTGTCGTATTCATCTGACTGGTCAACAATAACTTTCAACGCACCTATAGTTCGATTTGTTTCATTAATTATTTTTTGATTATCATTAATCAATATTTCAGAATTGGCTCTCAATTCTTTAAGATCATTTAATTTTTCACTTAATTTTTTATGAATAATAAATGAAGCTTCATCAACAACTGACTGGCCGACCGTGTTTATACCCAATTTATCATAGTCAATAATTGTCACATCATGTTTAAATTCTGTTTTGCCACTAACTAACATCGGGTCTACAGCACGAATGCTAACGTTGCCGAATTCTAACACTTGGCCTATTTCAAATTGTTTAATATTATTTCTAATAACAGTTGCAGTCGCTTTCGATGTTGTAAACGCCAATTTGCCAACTGAATTTCTAGGAGTGGTAGTAGCAGTTTTTAAAGATTTCCGTCTAATAGTCACGCCTTTTGGTATTCTGGGATATAATTCAGATATTTTAGGAGGATTTGTCATACTTATAATATAAGTAACATTCCCGCTGTCACTTGGAACAGAGGGAATTACACTTTTATATAATCCTGTTGGTGAATTAACAATCATTATAAATCCCAATTAGCCTTCAAGTTTATGTTCTACTTCTTTTTTAGGACATTCCTTAAATGGTTCATTATAAACAGCAGCCCTATCTGTAGGTTCGACTTGGGGTATCTCTGGCTTCTGCACCGGCGCTGCTGGTTGTGGTGGAATCGGCGTCAAAGGGCTTCCCTTTTGAGATCCGGCACCCGGACCCGGAAAACACGGAGGGAAAAATGCATCAACAACTTGAGCATTAATGCGTGTGGCAAATTCGGCGGTCGCCGCCACCACGCCAAATATACCACCTGCCTGATTGTTAATTGACCCACCGCAAATAGTATCTATTCCGGCTACTGACAAATTACGAATATGGCCTTCAGAAAACACGCCATATTCTGCAACACACTGCATGTTAATGCTATTGCCAGCTTTCATTGTTATATTATTGGCGGCATCAAAATGAATATTAGAATCAGATTTAATCTCTACATCTCCGCGTGAATATATTTTGATTTTCCCATCGCCATTATATAAGACTATCTCTTTACGTGTGTCGTGAAACCACTCATACATCTTGTTTCCTTCTTTACCACGCCATACACCAACTTTATGACGTTTACTCCACCACATGCCGCGATGTTCGCTGTCAACTATTTCAGTCCAAGGCCCATCGCCTTTGGCACCATCGCGCATCTCCACACCTTGATTGAGATTGCCAGCTTGCGACGGATTAGCAGGACGCTTAGGTTTACTGCCTTTATTGGCCCTAGTCTTTAATCTAATATACTCATTGTCATGGTCAATTTTAAGATGATGTGATTTACGCTCTGGATCTTTCATCATCGTAGGTTTACGAATAAATTCGTTTTCTTTATTACCTCTCCATTTTGGCGACCATCCCTTTCCCATACTAGCCGAAAGCATTACGTATTGATACCTATCATTCATCTCCATTGTGAGGCCCATGGGTGTGCCCCACATGGTTTGATTGGCTTCATTATTTTCATTAAATTCCCAATAAAACCCTCTAGGATTTCCTTTAGCATTATCGGCTTTTACCCCTGGACTCCGGCGGCCTTTTATAAGAATACCATTGGCTCTTGGAGATTCTTTCTTATCAGCTTTTTTATTATGCGACCCACGATCGTCAAGGACGATTTTTAAACCATAGCGGGTTAATATTCTGATCCAGCGAGCATCCTTGTCCTTCCAATGCTTATCCTCACGTTCACTTTTATGGCCAGCTTCATCTAATAAACTTCGTTTAACAAATTTATCATCATTTGGATGTGAGCCTTTATCATAAAGTTGTATAAGCATTCCTGCTTTTGTTCTAAGTTTAATCCACCTAAAATCGTGCTCGCCAGATCCAATAGTCTTAGGTTTACCATACTCATCTTTTCTCGTTTTTGACGCTACTGGCTTTTCTTGCGCCCACCCAACATCTCTACAT